ATTATATTTTCCTAATTATGGTCCAATGAATACCCAGCCAAATGTTACACCTGAATAGATCATTGTAATGGCTGCGTTGTTGAGATTCATGACTAAATCTTCTGATAAGTTTTGAATTTTTGAACCGTTTCTTGCGATCGTGATGTTGTTTGTTTGGCAAATACCTGCGACGTCAATAATTTGAACTGTGTCGCCGTCTGCCGGTGATGCTGGTAATGTGATTGTGAATGCCCCTGAAGTTGCGTTGGCAAATACACGCACACCTGCTGAAATTGTAGTGTTGGATGTCAGCGTTAAACTAGTAACACTTCCTGCTCCAAACGATGATACTTGACGTCCCATTTTATATTTCTCCTAATATTTATACTGTAGATGTTTCGATGCCAAAGGCACTTACAGAAACTTGTGCTCCGGAAGCGTAAACAACAAGAATTTTTCCTGCGTTCATCATAAGTCCGGTTCTTTCTAATACACCGCCCGGATCTAATGATACATCGTATTCAATCCATTCAGATCCGTTTGCTGCCGGCGTTGCCGATGCGCAGAGTCCTATTCTAATAGTAGACGCTGCTGAGCTACTTCTGTTTAAAACACTTACAGAAAATACTGTGAACGTGTTTGACGGCACCGTGTATACCGAAGTATTTGTAACTGCTGCCAATGCTGCTTGGCCTAATAAACCTGTTGCCATGTTATAATTTCTCCATTATGAATTCAGTAAAAAGTAATTTAAAACAAGAGCGTCGCCCACGATGCCGCCTTTGAAATTTACCTTTGTATTTATGTTTATCTGCGCGAGCGTAGTAGTTGTGATAAGGTTACCAGCCACGTAGATTATACCTGCTGTAAGGGTGTTTACGTTCAAGCTAGACTGTCCACCACCAATTTGGCTAGTAATATACGCTTTAATTGCTCGCTGCGTAGGTATTACAGAGTCGCTGTCCTGTGTAAAGAACGGGTCTGTGGAGAATTCTGAAATTGTTGCTCCAGAACCACCCAATGCTACAGAACCCAAGCTCAATTCGTTCAAACCTGCGATGTTAAATGCGTCAGCATTTAGGGTAGCAATACCAGTTGCCTGCTCAACGTTGAACAATCCACCAACTCGGAAGTTACCGTCTTGGTCAGTTGATGTGTAGAAAACACGTCCACCATTACTTTGTACTGTTTCGTTAGCTGGGATTGGGTCAGAATATGGTAACCCTGGATAGTTGGTGTTTAAAATATTACCGGTACCAATATCTAAGAAGTCGTGTCCGGTTAATCGAACCTGTGAGTAACGTAATCTAATAGTACAGAATGTGTTATGATCAGGTGCTTCGGCTACCCCAAGTGGTGGACTTACCTGCAATGTAGCACTGTAAGTACCATCTGCATTAGGCAGCAAACCTGTAACTGTAACTAATCTATACCAAACATCATCAATTCCTGCGATCTGTACGTTAGAACCAGCTTTTGGAATTCCTGTTAAGTTTTGGAATCCAACATAAGTACCAACTTGATAGTTGTCGGCATATCCGTCACCATAGATTGTTCCAGTAGCTGCGCTGTATCCCGTACCTCTGTTGGTCCACATCGGCTGCGCAATCGCACCGTTTCCGACTCTCGCCGTATAAGTAGCATCTGCTCCTGTGTTGTTAGGGTCAGTGATAGTCATGGTTGGTGCGCTGCCAGTATATCCAGATCCTGGTTCACGAATCCAAATTTCTGTAAGTTGATTACTTGCAACATACGCACGAGCTCTAGTTGTAGCACCGGCATTGATCTGTGCTGCCACAGTACTTGTACCGCTGGCCACTGTTACAAATGACCCAACATTTCCTGGGTTTCCAAACACACCATTTTTTGGATTTGCTCCAGTGCTTAGTGTTCTTGTGGTCCAAATTAAACCAGTATCTGAACTGTAAGCAGTTACGCCATTATCAGAAGTTACTAACCAAACACCTTGTCCGTAGATAATAGACGGATTAGTTACTGAGCCTGGTAATGTACCAGCTGTCCATGTAGTTCCGTTAGTGCTATAAGCATACGCTGTACTGCCAGAACGAACAGCAATAAACATGTTGTTACCGTAGGCAACATCTGTCCATGTTCCGCTGCTTGGTAATGTCGAGCTTGCCCAAGTTGAGCCGCCATCTGTTGAACTAGCTCCTTGGGTTCCGCCAGATGCAACTGCTACCCATACTCCTTTACCGTAGGCAATTCCTGTCCATGTAGTGCTTGCAGGTAAAGTTCCTCCAGAAATCCAAGTAGTTCCAGCTGTGCTGATGCTGGTAACGTTTGATCCAGTTGCAAGTGCAACAAATCTACTGTTACCATATGCAAGAGCCTGCCAGGTTGTGTTAGCTGACATTGATGCCGAAGTCCAGTTTAACCCGTCTGTTGAATAGTATGAAGTTGCTGTACCGCTGGCAATTGCCATATAGCGACCAATTCCGCTGAATGTTCCGTAAGCTATTGATCTATATGATAATGAACTTGGCATTGTTAATGTAGACCAAGTTGTTCCATCTAATGATGTTGCTGCCGATGCGCTGCCATCTGCGATTGCAACAAATTTTGCTGTAACAGCAGTACCGCTTGTTGAAATTCTATTAATACCGCTGCTACCAGCGTTAACACCTAAGATAGTAATAGATAAATCGTTAGCAGGGCTTGTACCGCCTAGTGCTGTACCTGCAATTGTTAGTGTTTCACCAACTGCATACAAGATACCTGGAATATTAATTGCTACAGTGTAGACGCCTTGTACTCGAGTAACATCAAAACTTGCAAGAGATCCGCCAACACTTCCTGTTGCGTTTAAATTAGTGTAAGTACCTACGCCATTACCATATGAAACTTCTCTCCATGCTACAGAACTTGGCAATGTTCTTGCTGTTGCTGAGTAAGGAGGAGCAGAAATTACTAACCTTGGTGTAATCTGATATTGACTGGTTGTATCTAATGCCGATACAATTGCAACCCCTGGAGTAATATGTTCCCAACCAGCTGTTCCGTCAGTATCTTTATAGACTGTAGCAACTTTATTTGCAGAGTTATATGCTTGAATGTAACCGTATTGGCCTGCGCCTGTTCCAGAAATAATTGTTACCAACATTCCTACATAGGCTGCGCTAGACGATGTATCTGCAACTGCTAATGTGATGCTGGTTGTGTTACCTGTTTGTGCTAGGTTGGTTTGAGTAATGTAGCCTGCACCTCCCTTGCCAGTAGAATCTCCAGGATCTGTTAATCTTATTTGATAAACTGCGGCATCTCGGAATTCGCTAAGAACTGCGGCTGCGCTAACACCTGCACCAGCAATACTTAATGTTGCTGAGGTATAATTAGTACCGGCATTGCCATATTCATAAACTAAAATATTGTTAACACCATCAGTGATGGTATTTCTAACATCTGCTTCTGTATTACGGTTATTGATATAACCATAAACAGGCGTTTCTTTAATATCAACACCTTCTGCTACAGAACCAAAATCACCGTAGGAGTTGTTACCGTTAGTAGCACGAATCTTACCACCGTTTTCTGCTAGGTAACCAATGTGTGAGTAGTAGGTAAACACAGACACAAGTTCTGCACGTCCTAAGTTAGTAACCCACGCACCAATACCTGCGGAAATAACCTGTGTAAAGTCGTTAGAAACGATAGAATCGTTACCACCTGCGTGTATGCTACCGTCAATTTTCTGTCCAGTTGCACCTGTACCAAATGTTGTTACGTTTTGTATGTAAGTAGATCTTGTGGTTACCCATGCTGTACTGTCATTTGGTCCCCAGCCTGGATCAAGTGAAACATAAGCACCTGCTGCTGGACGTTGTGTACCAAATTCGTTCGCTGGAATCATACCAGACGGATATGTTCCTGCTCCTGCAGTATTACCGTCTGACGAACCGTCGAGACCTGTTAGCGTACAGTTTCTTACTCCGCAACCATCGCTGACATAGAAGAAATCTTCTAGTTTAGAACCAGTCAATGCATTTCTGTAGTAACGTGCTGCCATTACAGATCTGTAATTTCCTGTATATTTCAAATCGTAAGCAATAGCATCGATATAGCAGCGAACATCGTTCTGACAACGGCTTTGAGAATAATAATAAGTCACTGTCATTGAGCCAGTAGCTGTTGATAGATCAACTGCGGAGCCGCCTAATGTTAAAGATACCTGGAACGAAGTAGAAGTTAATCCCGATGATAGGATGTAGTATGTAACTCCTGTACTAATTCCACCAAATACTGTGCCTGTAAATCTTACAGCATCGCCTGCTACCATCCAAGTTTGTGAACCACAGGTAAATGTATCTGTGGAAGCACCAGTTGATGCGGTCACTGTTGATTTGTAAGTGTTATTGATATAGGCAGTAGCTTCAGCAGCAAAAAAGTCTTTGTTTGACAATAGATTTTGTGCGCCAACTAATATGTCTAAATCAGCTGTTGGGGTGTTGGTGCCTGAAACAATTGGTCTAGTCCCAGTGTTTACATAGTTAATAATTTCTGTCCATAGATTGTCAGCTCCAACTGCTGCTCCGCTGGCAACATAGTATGTTGCTTCTTTGGATATGAAGTTTAATATTGCCTGTTGAGCAGCCAACTGTGTTGTAATCACAATGTTAGTTGATGATAATCCTCTACGATATGAAAGACCGTTAAAGATTGATAGGTAGTTTGAACCAAACATCAAATCATAGCCTAACGCATCTACAATGTAGCCAACGTCTCGAGAACACAGAGTCTCATTAAAGTTCAATGTTGGGTATGTAACTTTAACATATTGAACAGCATCGGCTTGAATTGAAGCTTTAGCTGCATTTAAAGTTGTACGTGCAGTTACCAGCGCACTTGCTACCCAAGTAGTAGATGGTGTAATGGTTGTAGGGCTAGTACCGGTGTTGATCGTAGCATACACTTCTTGTACTCTAGCCTGTGCAAACGTTGCTGCACCTGCAGATCCAGCAGTACCACTAACATCTTGTGAAGCAGTATTACCAGCAGTGGCAGTTACTGCGGCTTTTGTTATAATACTAGAAATAATTGCTGACAGTCTAGTTTGAGCAGCAAGTGCATAAGTTTTTTCTGCTGCCGGTTCAACAAATACGCCTTGGCTGTAGTATGAACGAGCAATAATTTCTGTCATTAAATTACAACCGCTGGTTTCGCCGTAGGTTAAATCGTATACCAATGCATCAACTTCGTAGCCTACGTCTCGTAGACATTTTGCTGCATCATATTTTAATACTTTCATTGCAGGAGAAGGACTTGCTACTGTGGTTAAATCCACTGGCGTTGATGAAGTTGAAGTTGCAGCAACTTTAAATGCAGTAGTTGTCAAGCCTGCTGCTAGAACATAATAAGTTAGTCCTCGTGTTACGCCGCCTTGTGTGCTGTTAAATCCAACTTTGTCACCGGCAGCTAATCCGTGAGATCCAGAAGTGTTAAACAATTCGCCACTGCCGTCGATACTGCTGATTGTTGTACCATATGTAAAGACTGTATAGGCAGTAATTTCAGCTTGTATAAATGCCTTATTAGCAAGGGTTAGTCGACGAGCATCACTATAACCAGCACCGTAACTTGTTGGGTCAGGATATACGTATGCATCTGGAGTGTTGTTTGTAACAATGTCAATCATTTCAGTTACATTGGACTGTACCCTCGACACTGCTGTAGAACTTCCATCGCTGCCTGCTTTTTGCAAGCTGGTATATTGTGTTGCTGAATTGCCCGTAGTAGGAGTTACAGCGGTATTAGAAATAATATTTGCTGTAATTGCCTGCAATCTTTGTAATGCTGCAACGGATTTAGCTTTATCGTTGGTTGCAATAACTTTGCCACGTGGGCTCATTCTTGATCCGCGTAATTCGTCACCAACAATGGCAGTCTTTGGAGGTACTTTTATCGGTAAGACTTCATAGTATTGCCCTGTTTTAATGTTAAGTGTATAGCCCGCTGAATCTAGGATTGGCAATCCAGACTTAGACTGATTGCTCAATGCTGTTGAAATATAACCAACTAATGTTGTACAGATTGTGTTTGCACCGCTTTCTGCTGTGTAGCTTAGGTTAATAATCTGTTTGATTCTGTTGCCTGCTGAAACTCCATTTAATGTTTGGTAGTTGCTGGCTGGAGCAGTGTTAGCCAATATACTAGTAACTAACGTTGATAGATAACCGATGGCAGCAGCATTTTGTAAGTATTCGTCTTGAATACCTGTTACTAAAACTCCCAATGCTGTAAAATATGAGTTGGCTGCTGTAAGGGTTCTTTCGTTGCCAGTGTGTGTTAAGTCATAGATGATAGCATCTACAATTAAACCCATATCGCGTTCACATTTAGCAGTATCGTCGTTGGTGAAACTTATCCAAATCCCTGTTGGGTTTGCAATTTGATATTTGACCCATTCTGCAGCCTCACGTTGAATAAATTCTCTATTCATTCTTAATAAGAAACCTGCCTGTGGATATTCGGTTCCGTAGAGAATCTGTTCAGTTGCGTATCTTACACTAGCCCATGGTTGGTCAACAGTCAGTCCGTAAATTGGTGCTGGGGAATCAACTCCGTGTTCTGCAACATAAAAAACTTTCTTAGTACGACCAAAATAGTCCCAAGCTGGTTGTCCTGACGCAACAGTAAGTACCTGTCCTTCTGCGCCAACTGGCAGTCTTGTAACTCCGGAGCCGCTGTAATAAACGATATCACCTGTTGTGGTCATTACATCGTTTTCATTGCCGGCTGTTAATTGATTCCAATAGGTTCCTGAAACATCAATGTCTGGTCGATTTCCTGTAACAGGAGGTCCAGCATTGTAAGCCGATGTGTGTGCTAGAATACAGATGTAGGTAATAGGACCATACTTGATCGTATCGCCTTTCACATACGCTGTTGCAGTAAGCCAAGTGTTTCTCCACTTGATACCTTCGTTTAATTTTTCCCAATAACCAGCATTTGGTGGTTGTTGGTTAGTGCTATCTAAAGTAGACACATAGGTAAATCCGCCATTGCGAACAATTTCACCAACTTTAAATAGTGTTCCTGAATTCCAATCGCCTGCTAATCTAAATCCTGTAGCAAACAAATCCCAATCTGTAGTATTAGAGCTTGGAGGTGTTAGTGCTGATGCATTGTGAGAAGTTTTGGCGATATAAGAATTGCCGCCGTATCTGACGATGTCACCGTTTTGATAAATTCCAGAACTGGTCCAGTCGTTTTCAAACTCAATGCCTTCGACATACTGAGCCCAGTTTGTTTGATCTGTGGTCCAGCTAGATGAGCTGGTGTTTGAAGTTTTACAGATCCAAATGCCTGCACCTTGTTTAACAAGGTCGTTTGCTTTGTAGCGAATTGTTGCTGTGTATGTAGCAGATGTCAGTGTTCCGTTGTTGACACTCAACGTCCATGTAGTTCCTGAACCTGCTGTGATGTATGTATTGGCTGCAATACTGCCGCCAGTTAACAACTGTCCAATCGCTGGATTGCCGCCAGATGATGTTAATGTTGTTCCGCTGATTGATCCTGTAACTGTTGTTGGACCAATCCATTGTCCTTTGTATTCAAATCCGGCATTGTAATAGTCCCATTTACCTTGATCATTTTCAAGACCTAAAGTAACTGTGGCTGCAGAAGTATGCCCTAGATTACAGACATAGGTTGTTCCGCCGTATTTTACTACGTCGCCAATTTTGTATCGTGTTGCACTTAGCCATACACCTTTCCAGTCAAATCCTTTTGAAAATATATTCCAGCTGCCTAGATTATTTTCAAGGCCTAGTGCGTTAGTTGCTGCGGCAGTGTGTGCGATACTGCAAATATAAGTATATCCGCCGTATTTAACAACGTCATTAACTTTATAAACAGTACCTGCAACCCAGTTTGATTTCCAGTCAAAGGATTCTGCGAATAAATCCCATGAGCCTTGGTCTAACTCGAGAGTTGCGTGTGATGTATGACCGTTGTTAGCAATATAAACATATCCGCCATATTTGACAAGGTCGTTTTCTCTATATAAAGTTCCAGGACCGGTCCAGTCGCCGCGCCATACTTGGCCGTCACTAAACTGATTCCATTTTGTTGGAACATTTTCTAGATCCGTATAAAAATCGGCAGCAGCGGCATGCCCTGCTACGCATAGATACGTTCTTCCACCGTAGTGTACGATGTCGTCTTTATAGTATGTTGTACCAGTTACCCAGTCATTTTTCCATACAAATCTAATTCTACCTAGTTTAAACTCTGCCATTTATAGCTCCGTTTTTTCGCATATTATATATTTACCTGTGTACCAAACCATTACTTCTTTGACATAAAATAAGTCTGTGCAAGGTAAGTTCCGTCCACACCCTTCTTAAAATTAACCCTTACCGGGAATTTTAACTCTGTTCCGTCCGTAGTTCCAATTCCAGTTGGTCCTATTTGTACCAAACCAGCAACAACAAAACTGGTTATTGCGTCTGCGCCGCCACCCGATACACGTCTTTGTATATAGGCCTTAATGGCTTTTTGTGTCGGTACAATGTTATTTGAATCAGCAGTAAAAGTATTATCTGTAGAAAACTCACGAATAACAACACCCGATCCGCCAACTGTAACACCGCCCAATCGCAATTCTTCCAATCCTTGCAATTCAAAGAACTGTGCATTCAACGTAACAGTACCAGTCGCTTGTTCAACTGCAAATAGCTCACCGACTCGGAAGTTGCCGTCTTGGTCAGTTGATGTGTAGAAAACACGTCCACCATTTTTTTCCTGAATTTCGTCTTCTGGTGCAAGTACTGTGCCGTTTGGCGACAGTGTATTTGGGTAATTAGATGCCACAACTCCACCTAGTCCAATGTCTAAGAAATCGTGTCCTGTTAATCGAACTTGACTGTATGCCTGTCTAATTTCAATAGTAGTATCATGCTCTGGTGTTTCTTCTCTACCTAAATCTTTTGCAATGTTTAATTGCAATGTGTAGTTTCCGATAGATCCACCTAATACTATATGTGACAATACTTTATAGGTATAGTCATTGATTCCACTGATTGATAAATTATCACCTGGGCCAGGCAATCTGGTAACATTATCGCAGACTAAGAAGCTGCCTAGTTGATATTGATTTTTATAACCGTTTCCTGTTATGATTGCTCTAGTACTGTTAGTTTGATACCCAATACCTGCATTTACAATTGTTGGATTTCCTATGACTCCGTTGCCAATGCGTATCGATGTGCTAACTTCTGAACTGTTGTTTGGATCTGTAATTGTCATTACTGGTGCAGACACATATCCGCTACCCGGTTCCCAAATTTTAAATTCTGAAATTCTTCCTGCAACAACAGTTGCGCGAGCCTGTGCTGTGGTTCCTGTACTGATTACTACACCAGAAGTAGATGTTGTCAACTTACCTGCAATTGCAATAAATTTTCCAGGTTTTGATACATTTGCAAAAGAAACTGCACACCATTGATCATTGCCAATCGACTGTGTTGTCCAGTTAATTCCGTCATTTGAAACTGCTGAATTTGATCCTGGTGCTACAGCAATCCAAGTTCCTTGGCCGTATCCAACTCCAAGCCAATTTGCCGCTGGTAGTGTTCCGTATGTCCATGTTGTGCCGTCAACCGTTATTGCACTAACAGTTGAACCAAGTCCTGTTTGTACCGCAACAAATCTATTTTCGCCGTAGGCTATGTTTGCTAATCCAACTGTAGTAAAACCACCAGTCCAACTAGTTCCGTTGGTGCTGGTTGAGAAAGAACCTGTTGAGGAAACTGCAACAAATTTTCCTTTTCCGTAAGCAACTCCGGTCCAGTCATCGGCATTGTCTAAAATTGTTGTGCTAAGGTTAGTGCCATCAAAGTGTAACAATAATACAGTTCCGGTAGTCCATGCAAATGCTGCTGTTGCTGGTGTGAATGTTGTTGTATATCGAGCAATGCCTTTTGATATTCTAACCTCATCAATGTAACCGTTAAAAAATGTAGCTCCGCCATAATATGCCCCAATCGCTACTGGGCGAGTTGGATAGTTGTTTGTATCTGCGTATGTAGTTGACTGAAGCGTTCCGCCGACCCACATCGATGTGACCGCTGCTGATCTTGCAATAGCAATGTGTGTCCATGCACCTGCTGAAATTGTTGTGTTAGAGCTGAGTACATAAGATCCGTTAACATACAATCTAACAACTCCAGAAGTATTCACGTCCATCATTATTGCCACTTCAGTGGCTGCGGTTCTTTGATCAAACAATGCTTGTGTGCCACTTAATGCATTTGGATAGAACCATCCTTCGATGGTAAAGTCGCCGGTGCCGTAATTAAAATCAGCGTTTGAACCTACTGTGAGGAAGTCTGAGGTTCCGTTTAGTACTAAACTAGTAGCTCCAAATTTTTGTTGTGTTGTAGATAATTTTGCACCACTGCCTAAGGTAAATGTGTGTCCGCCTAAGATAGTAGCTGTTGTCCAAGTAGTAGCATCTGTAGATGTTGCTACATAGTTTTCACCAGATGCTGTAATAACGTAAGTTGTACCGTCATAGGCAATGTCGGTCCATTGAGCAGCAGTAGGCATTGTCATTGCTGACCAAGAAATACCATCTGAAGATTTTGCAGCAACTCCGCTGGTAGACACAGCAATAAAGATATTGCCAACACGTTCGACTTTACACCAAGCAGTGCTTGCCGGCATTGTTGAAGTACTCCAGCTAGTGCCGTTTGCTGTATATGCAACCACGTTGGATCCTGTAGCAACAGCTACCCATCTTAAGCCACTAGATGCAATGCTGGTCCATGTTAAGTTATTTGGCAGTGTGCTTGAGCCTGTAGTAAATCCTGGACTAGTAAATGTTATTCTCGGTTCAATAGTATAAACAGAAGTAGTATCTAATACAGATACAGGTGCAGTACCTTCATTAAGATGCTCCCATCCTACACAATGTAATACCATCGGAGTGGCTCCTGGCGCTGTGCTAGGAAGACCGTTAATCATTCCGAATACTGTACCTCCTGGAGAAGTACTGATTGTGAAGCCGTCTGATCCAGAAAGAGCCTTAACATAATAAATGTAGTTGTCTTGGATATTTCCAAACTTAGTACCTGTGAATATGATTCTGTCGTTCAAGTTTAAGTGTGTGTTAGAAGCAATTTTTATCAAGTTGCCCGATGCAAAAGTTTGTGTTACAGCATATTGAGGTTTTGATTCTTTACCCATTATGATTGTAAGTGTGGCAGTAATGTATTCTGCGATATATCCGTATTGTCCGATACCAGTTCCTTCAGTGATCAGCAATCGCATTCCTCTATACTGGGCCGGGGTATTTTCATCACTACCTGCAAGAATTACAGAATAATTGTCAATACTAGCTTGAGACTTATTAGTGTTGAATAGATATGAGCTACCTCCTTCTGCACTTGAATCGCCTCTGTTGACAATTCGAACTTCGTATACCGCGCCATCACGGAACTCGTCCATGACCAGTGAACCGTTGCCGCCTGAACCAGAAACAGCAAAATTCCCTGATGAATAATTTACACCTGCATTAGAGAAAAATACTTTTAACATATTTCCGGTCACATTACATAATATCTGACTTACATCAGCTTCGTAATAGTAGTTGTTGACAGTTCCTGTAATTGGATTTTCTGTTGAGTTGTAACCTTCCGATACTGCACCGAACTCGCCGTATGAGCAGTTACCGTTTGTTCCGCGAATCTTACCACCGTTGGTACACAAGTATCCCACGTGGCAATAATATACGAACACCGAAACAAGTTCTGATTTGCCTGTTCCGTTACACCACATACCGATACCGTCACTAATAATCTGTGTAAAGTCGTTGGCAACAATGGTTTGGTTGCCGCCGCCGTGTAGGTCGCCGTCAACTTTCATACCAATACATCCGTCGCCAAATGTCGAAACGTTTTGTACGTAAGGGCTTCGTGTGCCTACCCAAGCAGTTGTATCGCTTGGTCCCCAGCCCGGATCTAAGCTGGCAAATGCTCCTGCATTTGGACGTCTTGTACCATAGGAATTGATCGCACCAAGTGTTCCACTTAGTCCAATCAGTGACATGTTTCTTAAACCAGTACCGTCTCTTAACAAGAACATGTTAGAACGTTTGTTTACGTCTGGTAAATTTCCATAGACAAAATAATCTGCAGCACTGATTGTTTTATAATTACCTGCACGATATATATCGTACGTAATTGCATCAATACCTCTATCTAGATCAACATCCCAGTTAGCTGGAAGGTCAGTTACTGTAGAATCTGTAAAGACATTTTCTACATATAATGTAATTTCGTTCTTTAAAAATTCTTTATTGTTAAGTATCTGCAGTCTAGCGTTCAGCATGTTTGTGCTGGTTGTTATTGTGTTAGATCCAGCGATTGATACTGATCCGCCTCGTGTGCTAATTCTTGTAAGGAATGTTTCTAACAAACCTTCAACAACTGTTACTTCACTTGTTGTACCCGGTGTTCCCGAAAAATCTTGTGCAATTTCTCCATAGATCACAGTTCCAAATGCAGCACTTTCTATATCGGTAGTTCCGATAGATTCCTCTTTAATAATATGGCCGATTAAATCTTTTAGATAGCTAAATCCAACAATCAATAAACTCAAATATAGATCTGTAAAAACTTGACCAGCTGGTTTAATCACTGTGCTTCTTAGTTCATCACCAACTACTGCCACAAATGCCGGAACACGCAGTGGTAATATTTCTTCGTATACTCCAGTTCTTACAAAAATTGTGGCATACCCAGTGACATTGTCAAGGGCATATCTTAATGTTCTCCATGGCTTCTGTTGCGTAAGACCGTAAGAAGGTTCATCTTCACCGGTTAATCCTACATAATAAACTTTTGCAGACGACCATATGTTTCTCCACTCAACTTCACCGTATGCATTTGCTCTTACTACGTTTCCTTCAGTACCGATAGACAAACGTTTAGAGTCAAGAGTGCTACTTGATGTAGGACCATATGTTTTAATATCTCCAACTTGCTTTAATCTAGCATAGCTATTACCAACAACAATAGGAGTCCATGTAAATCCATTCGCATCGTCGAATGGTGCGTTGAATGCTGTGGCATCATGTGAATCTATACATCTGTATGATGTTTCACCCCAAGAAACTACATCGCCGGTAGAATAAGCATTTCCAACGGTCCAAATACCTTTCCATGCTATTCCGGAAATTACCAAATCCCAATATCCAGAATTTGTTGAGCTACCGTCATTAGGAAGATCTGGATCTTGTGAAGTATTGTCAATTACTGCTAGGTATACGTTGCCGCCTTTTCTAACAACATCGCCGATTTTGTATGGGCGTAGACTGTTCCAAGTTCCACGAATATTGCTGCTTTGGAATAACAATGACCATATTGCAGGGCTGGTCGAAGGTTTCGCATTTGAATGTCCGGATGTTGAAACAAAAACATCACCGCCGTAAAATACAATGTCACCTACTTGATAAAACGTTGTAGCAGACCAGTCTGCATCAAACTCTTCGCCTGGACAAAATATATCAAATTTTGGTTGATCAAACGTAACGCCTGCAACATGGAATGTATTACATTTCCAAACATATGAACCATATTTTACTACATCATTGACTTTGTAAATAGTTGATACATTTGTAATTAACCCTTCAACCAGTACTGGAGTTGAAGACACCCATGTGTCTCTATACTGAGTGCTTTCGTGTAAGATTTCCCATTTTGTCAGGGTGCTATCGCCAAGATCTAGATCTGCTGCTAACCCTGCAGAATCTGAAAGTGCTGAATGATGTGCAGCAACACAACGATATACATTGCCCCCATCTTTAACAATGTCATTGACAATATATTTGGTGTCTTTTTGCCAGTTGCCTTTCCAGTCGTCGGCAATGTTGACAATATCCCATGATAAGATATTGCTTTCTAATCCGCCTTCGAACGAACTGGCTGAAGTGTGCGAACGATTACATCTATATGTTCTACCGCCTGCTCGAACCACGTCATTAACAGTGTAATAACTGTTTGGTGCCCAATCAATGCGCCAATTTTTTGAAGTTAAATGTACAGTCCAATATTGATTTATGTCAACATCATTGGTGAAAAATCCTTTAACGCCCGTTGGGTCTGTTGGATTAATAATCAACGGATGTGCTGGATCAAAAGGATCTGGATAGTATCTGCTGTTTGAAGTGTGTCCTTCAACGCAGATGTAAACTGTTCCTGATTGTTTAATTATGTCGCCTATTTTGTAGTAGGTGTCTGATTGCCAATCGCCTTGCCATGTAACTCCATCAGCTACAAGTTCCCAACGAGGAACAGCCAATGGCGGCGTATCATTGTTAAAATAATTTAAATCTAGATAAAAATCAGGTGCTGCATTGTGTGTTACTAGACAGGTGTATACTTTGCCGCCATAGGCAATCATGTCATCAGGATTATATCGACCAGCCGGTGCCCAGTCTCCTTGCCAAGTATACTTAAATCTAGCTAATTTAAACTCTGCCATTTACATTATCCTTCTGAGTCACCGTTATTGTAGGTGTGACCATTGTTAATTCTCACAATCAATTGTCCTTCATCGTCTATATAATAGAACAAACTTCTGTCGTCCCATCGGTATTGCGGGTATTTTAAATTTAAAAATACAGGATTGTGTGTAACATCAGTACCTTCAAAGAAATCCACACCGACTTCAAAGTCATTGTAGTTATCAGTATCCAATCCTGGATTATTTAAAGTTACTGTATCTTTATCTCGAATGTTGTCAAGACGCTCAAAAAACATACTGCCATTTTCATTTTTTCTTAATCCGTAGAAAAATCTAGGAGTATCTCCTAACGAAGAATATGGATCTGTACCTACGTAATAATTACTTCCACCTGCTGGCATATATCCTCCTTATGACAATTCTACGTAACTAACAACAGCATCAATGCTGCCATCTATATCACTGGTTACTTTAATACCGCCGCCCTGCGGAAGTATTAATTTTTCTCCGTTGGTTACTAATTTCAAACTGGTGTTTGGTGGTATTACCACACCTTTTGCATAGTAAGCATACGAACTACCTTCTGTTGTAATCTGTACGTCAACAATAGCGTTGTCGTATTCTGTAATGTTTGTTAAATTGCAACCGATTACTGTAACTTTAAATCCTGTAGGCACCTGTAATAGTGTCACTGGATTAGTTCCAATTCCGCTTTCAATTGCTTGATTAAATGAGGTTGGCATTTTCTTCTTTTTATCCTAGTGTTAAAACATATCTAAGTGCGATGTCGCTGGCGCCAATTTCAGAAACAGCACCAGATGAACCTGCAGGGCTTGCCCATCCAAGTCCGTCCCAAACTTCTAATGCTCGGCTTTCAGTGTTAAATCGTGTAACGCCTACAGTCGATGCATTCATGTATGCCGTTGGACGTTGTCCAACTGTACCTACAGGCGGGCGGAATCCGTTGGTTCCGTTTATTTTAAAATAAGCTGAAGGGCCTGTTTGAGCTAACACAGTTACAGCATTTACTGAAACGTTGGTGATAGTGTTGTCTAATATTGCAAAGTTGCCCAGTCTAACTCGTCCAGTACCAGTTGGGTCAATTACTAGATCTGTGCCTGGTGTTGTTGTAATAACGTTATTAGAAAATCTAATATTGCCAACATCAAGTGTGTCAGAATTTAGGTTATCTGCGTTGATGTTTCTAGCATATACAGTTCTCCATTGGAACGATATAGAACCTAAATCCCAGGTATTATCACTTTCAGGAATTAAACTGCTTTTGATACTGGCGTTGATTACAATGTTGTCTGTAAGCGCATCACCAATGGTAAGATTGCCACCGATTGTGATATTGCCCGTGACATCTATATTTCCAGTAACTGTCAAGTTACCAGAAACTGTAGCATCGGAATACATTTTTACAGCGCCTGTGCCGCTTGGGCTAATTTCTAAATCAGCGTTAGTGCTCAGAGTAGAAATTACATTGTCTGTAATGTCAATGTCATTGACCTGCAATCTTGAATGATAAATTGTAGGTTCGCCACCACTTGGTGCAAATACAATTGTTGGTAAATCGCTGGCAATAGTATTTCCACTGATTGTGAAATGTCCTACCGTTAGAGTATTATCAACAATTAAATCTGTTGTTCTTGTGGTGCCGTTTACGTCTAGAGGATACTGGGTAAGCCCAGCTACAGATGTTGGGGAGCCTTTGTTAACTCCAATTCGAGAGTCAACAACATTTAGATAGAGAAGATCAGTC